CAGACTTAGGATCTGGCGGGAAACCGTGGGGGTTCAAGTCCCTCTACGCGCACCAGATAACCGTGAACCCTTGTGTATCAAGGGTTTTTTCTATTTTTGCGGAAATTTTGAAACGGGAACAAACGCTCTGTTTTTGTGTCTTGGGGACGAATTGGGGACGAACTCATTTTGCCGCGGGTTTGCGCGGATCGAAATCGTTGAGCAGATTCGCGACTTCGCGGCTCAATTTCTTCGTGACGTGGCCGTAGATGTCGTTCGTCGTTTGAGCCTGCTTATGCCCGACTCGTTCTTGGATTGATTTGAGCGATGCTCCTTTTTCGATCAGCACTGTTACGGAAGTGTGGCGCAGCTTATGCAAGCTGATATAGCGGATGTTGTGCCGCTCAGTGAAGCTTTTCCACCATTCCGACGGATAGCAGTAATAAAACGGCTCACCGCGGCCCGCATGGAACAGGTACTCCTTATTTCCACCTTTCCATACAGGGGCCTCGGCTTTTTGTTTTAACCATTGCAGTCTGAATTTTTTTAAGTCCTTCATGAACCATTCCGGCATGTCCACGTATCGGTCCTCGTCGTTTTTGGTACCTTTTTCGTAAACCGTATCTTTGTACTCAAGGGAAATGCTCCTCTCGACGTGAATTTGATTCGTTTTAAAGTCCACGTCGCCCCATTGCAGCGCAACGAGTTCGCCGCGCCTTAATCCGCCCAGGATGGCCGTCAAAATCATCATTCGCCAATGGACCGGCTCTGAGTAGAGCGCATCAATGATCTGCTTTACTTCTTCGCTCTCGTAAAACTGCGCTTTGGATTTATCCGCTTTCGGCTTTGGGATCTCCTGCATCGGATTGGACTTAATCAACCCGCATGTTTTGGCGTATGTGAGCATGTTGCGGAGCACAGAATAAATGTACTGGATTGTCCGCCCACTTAAATGCTTCCCGCGGCCATCTCGGCGGGTACCCGGCTGCCGAAGTTTGGCGATGAAGTTGACGATGTGGATTGGCTTGATGTCACTCAATGCGAGGTGCCCGAATTCCGACTCAATATATCCTCGATAATAGTCCAGATAGTTCTTGCGTGTGCGGGGCGACAGTTCAAATGCCGCATATTTCCCGTCCCATTCGGATTCAACGAATGTTTTCAGCGTCATTTTTTCCGGTTTGATGTACTCCCCGGCCTCAACCTCCGCTTTAAACTTGTACCATTCATTTTCCAGGTATTCGCGCAGTTTTCTGGTCGTTTTCAGTAGTTCCGGATCTTCGACCTTGATCAGTTTTCTCTCACGGACCCGATTTCCTTCGGCGTCATAGCCCAATTCGACCGTCAGTCTCCATGTGTTCTTGCCGCGTTTCTCGATACTTGGCACTTTAGATTCTCCTTTCACGCGAATGTATGTTCGGTTAGACATATATGATCAACCGCCTCGCGGCGGGGAAGCGCGAGTTTACATGTAGAATTTGCTCATTTCAGGTGGCACATTATTTCGCTGAAGAAATTCGCTGATTGACTCCCCGAGCCTCAGTCTGTCCTCAGCGGTGAGCAATCTAACGGCAAATTTATTTGCCTGGCGCTCGAACTTGCCGGCGTTGAAAAACGAGTGCTCGTCCAACCAAAATCGGCTAAAACCGGGGTGCAGCCGGTCGTGTGCCAATTCGTGAGCGCAAACGAATCGTTTCCAATTGTCGTCCAATTCTTTGTGTATGGCTATAAAACGCCTGCGAAGCTTACGGTAATAAACCCCGCGGGTTTGAGTGCCCAAGTCACAAAACCAAACCGAAATATTCAGCCGCTCGGCAAGCTGATAGGGGCAATTTGTTTTGTATTTTCGGATGAGTGAGCGAATCAACTGATCCACTTTAACCACCATCCTGCTTATTCTTGGTCCTTTATTGGCTTTCTCTTGTTCTGGCGCTTGGCATCCCAGAACATGGCCTCAATGACCCGCTTTATCTTCTCCTTGTCCTCCTCGTCCAATGGCACGCCGTCGAACATGACCGGCGCGTCCTCCTCGAGCATTTTCTTGAAGTCGCGCTTGTCTTTGGATGTGGCCCAGGAAGGTATCCCGTTATCGTTTGGCGTGTTGTGGCGTCCAAGTAAATAATCGGTCGAGGTTTCCAGTATATCCGCAATAATTTGTAAATCTTCAGCCGTAGGTGTGACCCGGTCGTTTTCAATATGCCCAAAATTTGATCTGCCCATTTTCAATTTTTCGGCAATATATTGCTGCGTGTACCCTTTCTTTAGCCTTAAATCCTTAATTCTACTGCCAAGTGACATACATGGCACTCCTCTAAACAAATTTTAGGCGAGGGTATTTAAAATACTTGACGGTATTCATAATACCGTTTATAATGATCTCACAGGAGGTGAGATGCCTAATGAGCGGTAAACGCCAAAGCCTTCAAAATGCCCGCACAGAGGCTGGATTGACTCGCACGCAACTCGCTGAGAAATTAGGCGTTTCTGTGGAACACGTGAAAAGCCTTGAATACGGCAGGGTCAATCCCAGTCCGCAACTCCTCTTTAAAATAAGCGCAGAACTATCAAAATCGCCAGAGGAACTGTTTCCTGACATTGTTTTAGCCGCTCTAAAGTAGTATTTTTAATACCCGTTGATAATTATATTTCCCGTTATTGGTATTGTCAATACCTATTATTTTTGATTGTTTGGGGTATTTAAAATACCGTAACAGAGCTGCGAAAGGAGGTTTCGCTTCTTGCCTAATATCCGCACCGAAAACTGGAACGGCCATCCGATCCGTTTCGTTGAGCGGACGCCGGGCGACTGGTGGGCGGTGCTGGCAGACATCACCGAAGCGCTGGGGCTCTCCGCTCGAGAAGTAAGGCGCAGGCTGCCTGACGATGTGGTTTCAACCCACATGGTGGGATCTGGAAACGGTCTGCGGAAAATGCTGATCGTCAACGAATACGGCATCTACGAAACAGTGTTCGAGAGCCGCAAGCCTGAAGCCAAAGCATTCAAACGCTGGGTATTCGATTTGCTTAAAACCCTCCGACAGCAAACCGGTCTCGAAGGCTTCCAAATCTTCCGGATGCTCGACAAAGAGCATCAGCGGGCAGCGATGGCGAGGCTGAGCCAGTCACTCAGGCAACCGGCGCGGATCGACTTCATCAAAGCAAATACAATCGCAAACAAAGCAGTGTCGACCCGGTACGGCTACAAGAAGATGCTCAAGAAGCACGAGATGACGCCGGAGATGCTCGTCTATCGGGAGCCGATCCTGGAGGATACGGTGGAGCTGATGGGCGTGGTGAATCGGTTCGGCTTGCCAGTTAAGGTGAGCGATGCGATCTATCAGAAGTATGTGCAGTGAAATCAAAAAACACCGCCTGACCATCGGCGGTCGGTACGAAAGGAAGGTGAACAACGTGGACCCAGTAAAAATCGGCATCCAAGGCTATGAAATCAAACAAGGGTTGCACGAAGGGACCATGACGCTTCAACTGGTCTTCGCCAACCCGAAAGGATCGTGCGATGCTTACGCTGACTTTTTGGCCGCATTGGAAGGCTTTTTAGAAACTAACGGATATTCATTCAAGTCCCAATCACAAAAAGAAACCGCCAATGAGGCGGCAACGGCAATCCGGGAAATTTATAACGTTGGCGTGAGTGTCGCTCCGTTTACCTCGATTTAAAGCTCTGCCGATGATTGGCCCATCGGCAAGTTTTGCGGCCAGACTTGAGACATTAATTGCTTGTTCCGCCATCTTGCTCATGGCGGTTGCACCATTAAACAACAAAGGAGGCTCACACCGGATGAACGATAAAAACAAAGAAACCGCCGCGGCAACGACGGTTGAAAAGAAATGTTGCGGGAAAGTATGGTTTGATACCGATCGGTTCTGCGGTTATTGCGGAAAGAAGTTAAAATTCAAGAAGCCCTCTTGATTCATAAACGGACTCGACCAACATCTTGCCGCATTGAGGGCAATATGAAATACCAGCGTGATGGAAATCCGCACCACAATGAGGGCAGTTTTCAAGCAATTCTTCACCACAGTGGCCGCAGTATTTTTCCCGTGGATGATCAGTGCTAAAACCGCAATCACTGTTCTTACAAATTTTAAACATGGAATCACCTCCCTTCATCGAATTTGGCAAGTCTGGACAACTTCCAATATTCGACGGAGAGGGGCACAAATCCTGTCAGAAAGGAGGCCGCCGCATGACCCCCGAAAAAGCGTTCGCCGCGATCATCGCCGATCTGAAAGAGCAGCTCAAAGCCGAACTTCGCGAAGAGCTGCGGGCTGAAATCGGTTTTGTCCCAGACCGCACGCTTACGTTTTCCGAGGCTTGCGAATACCTGCACATGAGCGACTACACGCTGCGCAGGCTGTGTAGGGAAAAACGGATTCCGCATCGGGTGTACGGAGCCGAGGGTTCGAAAAATCCGCGATATCTGTTCAGCGCCCGGCGACTCGATCAGTGGATTCGGGAGCAAGAAGAGGCCAACTACAGAAAGGAGGCCCGGACGGGATGAAAACGGCAGCGCTCACACCCGCACAGGAAAAAACGCTCGACGTCATGCGAACGACCATCGAGCGACTCCGCCGGCAAGGCGCTTCCGAGGCGAAAATCCAAAAGCACGTCGAGGCGTGGTTGTTGCCTTATACAACCGTCGTCCGCGCGTACATGAAAAACGCACTGCTCAACCCGCGGCGCGACGATATCCTCGACTCCGACAGGTGCCCGCACTGCTCCGGTCAGGCTTACCTGACCACGTTCCACCGAGCCTGGATAAAATGCCTCGAAGGTCCGGCGGCCGGGATGTACGAGGCACATTGCCCGAGATGCGGCTGGCGGGGGCATGCGCCGGTTGAAATCGCCCGGTGGCTGCCGCGCAGGGCGAAATTTGCGAGGAGGTGACGATGCCATGATCGATCATATCCGCCGCATTCAGTTCTACACGCGCAAAGCCGCCGCCTACGCGACGGACCGGCGCCCGCGGCATCTGCGGAACCGGTACCGGTTCGACCGGCTCATGGCTTACAAGGCGGCCATGCACCGCCGGCTGGAGGCTGATGGGTACCGGTGGCGGCCGGCGATTGCGCTGGAGGATGGAAAATGATCATCCACCGCGTCGGACACCCGCCGTTGGAAATCCGCCGCGGCGACCGCGTCAGCTACCAGGGCGAAAACGTCACGGTGCTCGGCGTCAGCGAGGCGCGGAAGATGGTCCGTATTCAGCGCGACGGCGCAGTACGGGACGGCGGGATCTGGGTGCCGTGCTGGTACATCTATTCGCCGCTGCCGGAAGAGAAAAAGCTGGCGGGCGCGCAGCTGTCCCGGGTGGTGCGGAAGGCGAACCGGGAGCCGCCGGGCGGGTGGGGAGAAGCGGACCGCATTGGAGGGAGGTGAAACCGTGAGCCAAACGACCATGATCAAACAACAACCTCGTCCCTGCCGCGAAGATGACGGCTACGCCCATCCCGAGGACCAGGTGGACAGGCTCGGTAGGCTGTTTGTGGTGCTGGACATCTACAAGCGACACGGCATCACGTTCGAACGCTGGCTCGAGATGGTCGAGTCGGGTCTGTGGGCGGAGTGCGTGGCGTGAGAGGAGGTGATTCGACCGTGACGAGAAAGCAGCGACTCCGGACCTGCGGCAACCTGATGCAGCTCATGTGCTGCGCTCAGTCGCCGGCAGCCCGGCGGGTGTACCGGAAGCAGCTTGAGCGGACGGCGGCTGGGCTGGCGAGAAAGAAATGACGCAGGAAAATCTCATTAACTGGATTCGTGAGCAAGCGCAACGCGTATCTGTTTGGGCGTTTCTTGAGCGGATGGGTAGCGAGGGCGGAAGATACCACGCCGGCTACCTACAAGCGCTGGAGGATGTGCTGAAGATTCTGAAAGGAGGTGACAACGCACAATGAGCATTACGACGCAAGAAGCTCGCGTGCGCAAGGCGTTGAGGTTCGTCAGGTCCCCCAAGCTGAGCGACCTCGAAGGCCTGAAGATCAACGACAATCGATTCGTGATTGGAACTGGTCTCTTCGTCAAAGACGGCATCATTATGGAAATTCCCGAGGCGTTCCGGTTCCGCACGAGACTCGAAGTCGCTTCTACCGAAAACGGTGACCAGTTCCTGATTCTCTCGCAATTCCTGATGAGAGGTCCGGAAGCCTGGGACATGGAGGCGGCTTTCTACCGGATCGGATTCAAGGATCCGGAAATCGAAATTCAGCTCCGAGCGCTCTGTGACGAGCTCGTGTCCCGCGGGCTCGCGGAATGGGTGGAAGAATGACCGCAAAAGGAGGTGAACAAGCAAAATGAGCGTCAACACATGCGCACGTTGCGGCCGCCGGCTGAAGGACCAGACCGCTGAATACGGTCCGATTTGCGCGGCGAGAATGGCTGCCGAGCGGGCGATCGCCGAATCCGGTGCATCGTTCCGCCCGCTGGAGGGCGTAACCATCCGCAACGGCTATGCCGGCGCGCGGACGCCGGACGGTCCTGTGGTCGTGCGTGTACTGTACGGAGTGCAGGAGCCGCTCAGACACCGTGCCCACCACAGCCCGACCGGGTTCGCGTGGGGTTACGAAGGCAGCGGGCCGGCGGATCTCGCAAGAAGCATCATCGCTGACATAACCAAAAACGACCATCCGGATCCGGCGCTCTATCAGAAGTTCAAGGAGCGGTATGTAGCCGGATGGGGCGACAGGTGGGAGATTTCGACGGCGGAGATTTTCAGGTGGTTCAGAGGCAAAGAAAAATCCACCGCGGCAACGGTGGACCAATGAATCAGTTATCAGCCCCATCATACCACAGGTGGGGCGGGAAGGGGAAGACATGGAGCTCAAGCCCAAAATCACCCTCGAGCTCGACGGTCAGGAGGCCGCCATCATCGGCAGCGCGCTGCTTGAGCAAGCGCACCGCTGTCGGGACGAGACGCGCGCCCGGCTTAACCGGTTGATCGCCTCGAAGGTGTATGAGGCGCGGCGGCGGCATCATGAGGCGGCCGGGGCCGTCCTTGAGAGCAAATATCAAATAGGAGGAATCATCCATGCCCATTTCCATCACGATCGAAGGCAATAACGCGGACGAAGTCCGCCAGCTTGTACATGATCTGGCTGAGACGATCGCCAGCGTGAAGGCGGCGGATATCCCGGTCGGCACGAAAGTCTCGACGCTTGAGCAACCGGCGCAGCCGAGCCCGAACAGCGGGGGCAATCCGGTGCCGCCGATGGCAACCACGGCAACGAGCGGGACAGTCAACGTGCCGGTTGCGCCGGTTGCCGCGGCTCCGACGACTCCGGCTGCCCCGGCGGCACCGCAAGCACCGCAGCCGCCTGTCGCTCCTGCCGCGCCGACGTCGGCACCGCAGTACGATTTTAACCAAATCGCCACGGCAACCATGCAGTTGCAGGAGGCCGGGCACAACCTCTATGGGATATGGGCTCCGTTCGGCATCCAAGCGTTGAACCAACTGCCGAAGGAGCGCTATGCCGAGTACGCGGCAGCGCTGCGCCAGCGGGGTGCGAAGATATGACGGCAATTGCACACGCGGAGCGCGAGCATGCGCTCCTCTCCGCCAGCGGAGCCCATCGCTGGCTGCGCTGCACGCCGAGCGCTCGGCTGGAGGAGACGCTGCCGGACCGGCGGACGAGTTATTCCGCCGCCGGCACGCTCGGTCACGAGATGGCCGAGCTCAAGCTCCGGAAGTACTACACCGATCCGATCGGGCCGCGGAAGTTCGCCAATCTTATGAAGAAATTCCGCGAGAGCGAGCACTACAGCCCAGAGCTGGAGAAGATCGCCGACACGTTCGTGGACTACTGCAAGGCGGTTGGCATGCAGTTCAGCTCCAGCCCCTACGTCATGATCGAAGCCCGCGTCGACTATTCGCATGTAGCGCCGGGCGGTTTCGGGACGGCGGACTTTGTGGCCGTGGGCGACGACCTCATGGTGATCGCTGACCTCAAGACCGGCCAGGGCAAGCCTGTGCCGATCCGGGGCAACGAGCAGATGCGGCTTTACGCCCTGGGCGCGCTGAAGCTTGTCGCCGGCATCTTCCCGGTCCAGCGCGTCCGAATGGCGATCATCCAGCCGAAGGTGTATGACGAACCGCAGGAGGATGAGATCACCGTCGAGGAGCTGGAGCGCTGGGCGGCCGAGATCGCGCCGATTGCGCAGCGGGCCTATGCCGGCGAGGGCGAGTATGTGCCGGGCGAGCACTGCACATTCTGCCGGGCGCGCGAGACATGCCAGGCGCGGATCGAACAGTTCTTCGGCGCCGCTGAGCTCGCTCCGCACAAGCCGCCGATCATCGGCTGGGAAGAAGTTGGCGAAGTGCTCCGGAAGGCCGAGGGCATCGTCAGCTGGTACAACGATCTGAAGGAGCTGGCGCTTTCGCACATCCTCGACGGCGGCGAAGTGCCGGGCTGGAAGGCAGTCGAGGGCCGCGGCTCGAGGCAGTACAAGGACATCGACGAGGCATTCGGCGCGCTCCGAGCCGCTGGCATTGACGAGGCGATCATGTATGAGCGCCGGCCGCTCACGGTAGCGCAGATCGAAAAAGCGCTGGGAAAAGAGCAGTATCGGAAGCTGCTCGAGGAGCCCGGCTACGTGGTGAAAGAGCCCGGCAAGCCGACGCTGGCGCCGGAAAGCGACAAGCGGCCGGCATACTCGAAAGCAGCGGCAGTATTTGCCGATGCCCAATAAATCGCATGATAAGGAGTCGATCAGTCAATGAGTCAAACGAGTGTTGTAACGGGTGAAGTGCGTCTGAGCTACGTCAATCTGTTCCAACCGCGTGCACCGCAACAGGGCGGGGAGCCGAAGTACAGCGTGACGATCCTGCTGCCGAAGAGCGACGTGGCGACGTACAACAGGATTCAAGCGGCGATCCAGGCGGCCTATGAGCAAGGCGTCGCGCAGAAGTGGAACGGTGCTCGGCCGCCGCTGAAGCACACGATCCACGACGGCGACGACGTGCGCCCGAGCGGCGAGCCGTTCGGGCCGGAGTGCCGCGGGCACTGGGTTTTCACGGCGTCGAGCAAACAGCGGCCGGAAATCGTGGACGCGCAGCTCAATCCGATCATCGACCAGTCCAAGGTCTATAGCGGCGTCTATGGCCGGGTGCACATCAACTTTTTCCCGTACTCCCAATCTGGGAATCGCGGCATCGCTGCCGGCCTCGGTCCGGTGCAGATCCTGCGCGACGGCGAGCCGCTGGGCGGCCGCGTCTCGGCGGCAGATGCGTTCGGTGCCGCTCCGGCGCCGGCAGCTCCGCCGGCATACGGCCAGCCGGGGGTGAATATGCCGCCCGCGGCCCAGCCGCAAGGGTACGGTCAGCCGGCTCCCGGTTACGGGCAGTCTGCCGCACCGCAGCCGCCGGCATACGGCCAACAACCGGCGCCGCAAGTGCCGCAGCAAATTGATCCCATCACCGGTCAGCCGCTCGGCGGCGGCATCTACGGCATATGAGCCGGCTATCAGTGGACATCGAGACGTACTCGAGCGTCGACATCAAGAAATCGGGCCTGTACAGATATGTGCAGGCCCCCGATTTCAGCGTGCTTCTGTTCGCTTACAGTCTCGATGGTCAGCCTGTACAGGTGGTCGATCTCGCGCAGGGTGAGCATATTCCGCAGCAGATCGTCGATGCGTTGCGAGACCCTACTGTCGAAAAGCGGGCATGGAATGCGGCGTTTGAGTGGTACTGTCTGAGCAAGCATTTCGGTCTAATCGATCCTCTCACCTGGCTGCCCCAATGGCGCTGCAGCATGATCCACGCCTACTACTGCGGCTATCCGGGCAGCCTGGCAGCAGCCGGCGAGGCGGTCGGGATTGCTCAAGACAAGAAAAAGATGTCCGTCGGCGGCGCGCTGATCCGGACGTTCTGCGTTCCCTGTAATCCGACCAAGTCCAACGGCGGCCGGACCCGCACGCTGCCGCATCATGAGCCGGAGAAGTGGCGGACGTTCAAGCAATACTGCGCCGGCGACGTGGCTGCTGAAATGGCAATTGCCGAAAAGCTCGACGCCTTCCCGGTGCCAGAACAGGAGTGGGCGCTCTGGAGGCTCGACATGCGGATCAACGAGCGCGGGGTGCAATGTGACCGGCAGCTTGTTGAGTCAGCGATCCGGATGCTTGACACCGAGACGGCCGCACTCATCGCCGAAGCCGTGCAGCTGACCAGAATCGAGAATCCGAAATCGGTACAGCAGCTCACCAGCTGGTTGGAAGAGGAGACCGGCGAAGAGGTAGCCGATCTGCGGAAGGGCACCGTCGCCAAAATGGTCGAAAAGCTCGAGCCCGGGAAGGCCCGGCGAGTCCTGGAAATAAGGCAAGAGCTCAGCAAGTCCAGCACCAAGAAGTATGCCGCCATGCGCGAGACGATCTGTGACGACGATCGGATCCGCGGGCTGTTCCAATTCTATGGCGCGAACCGAACCGGCCGATGGGCAGGCAGGCTCGTGCAAGTGCAAAACCTGCCTCGTAACGACATCCCTGCTATCGAGTTGGCGCGTTCTTTGGCTACAAGCGGCAACGCCGACGCGCTTAAGTTGTTGTACGGCAGCCTGTCGGATACGCTCTCGCAGCTCATCCGCACGGCGCTGATCGCCCGCCAGGGAGCAACGCTCCACGTCGCGGACTTCAGCGCGATCGAGGCGCGCGTCCTGGCCTGGCTGGCTGGGGAGCAGTGGCGTATCGACGTTTTCAAGACGCACGGCAAGATCTATGAGGCATCAGCGTCGCAGATGTTCGGTGTGCCGATCGAACAGATCGGCAAAGGCAGCGAGCTGCGGCAAAAGGGTAAGGTCGCAGAGCTGGCGCTTGGCTACCAGGGCGGCGTCGGCGCGCTGATCAGTATGGGCGCGTTGGACATGGGGCTGAGTGAGGACGAACTGCCGGAGATCGTCGAGCGCTGGCGCAACGCAAACCGCGCCATCGTGGAGTTTTGGCGATCGATCGAGGGGGCGGCGCTGCACGCCGTCCAGACCGGCGAAGCGGTCGGTCTGCGCGGGCTGGTGCTCGCTCGGGAGATGGACAGCCGGACCGGACAGGATTTTATGACGATCCGGCTTCATTCGGGCCGGAAGCTCTACTATCCGCAGCCGCACATCGTCGAAAACCAGTTCGGTCGGCCGGCTATCCACTATTACGGCACCGAGGGCGGCAAGTGGACGGTGCTCTCCACTTACGGCGGGAAGCTCACGGAAAACGTCGTCCAGGCGATCAGTCGGGATTGTTTGGCGAACGCGATGATGAAGCTGCATGCGGCTGGCTTTGAAATCGTCATGCACGTCCACGACGAGGTTGTGGCGGAGGTAGATGGCGACCGGCTGGACGAGATGCTCGACATCATGCGCGAACCGATCGACTGGGCGCCGGGCCTGCCGCTCGATGCGGCTGGGTTCGTGGCTGAATTCTATATGAAGGATTGAGAGGTGATCCGAAGATGAAAAACACGCTCGGAGACCTGAACAACCATCTTTTTGCGCAGCTGGAGCGCTTATCTGATGAGGATTTGAAGGGCGAAGCGTTGAACGAGGAGATCAACCGGGCACGGGCCATTATGGGTATCGCGACCAAAATCATTGATACGGGAACGCTCGTACTGGAAGCGCAAAGATTCGTCGATGACAAGATGAGTGCGGACACCAAGTTGCCGAAGATGCTCGAGGGCGAAAAATGAGGCGCAGATACACACCGGAACAAATCGCTTTTATCCGTGAAATCGCTCCTGGTCGGTACAACGAGGAGATTGCCGAGCTGTTCAACGCCAGATTTGGGGCCAATGCCACCGCCTGCCAGATTCGAAGCCTCAAGAAAAACTACAACATCGAGAGCGGTGTGCCCAGGAGGCGGATTACGAGCGATGAGGGCCTGTTCACGAAAGAGCAAAAGGAATTCCTCATTCAAAATGTCGGAGGACGGCACAACCGAGAGCTGGTTGATCTTGTGAACGAGAAATTTGGGCTCTCCGTGACGGTGAAGCAAATCAAAGCCTGGAAGAAGAATCACGGATATTCCAGCGGACTGAGAGGTTCGGAAGGAATGGCCCCTCCGAACAAAGGCAAACCCAGAACCTGGGCTGGCGGTGAAGCGACTCGATTCAGAAAAGGCCATCTTCCGCACAATTACATGCCTGTCGGATCCGAGCGGGTGAACGCAGACGGTTATATAGATGTCAAAATCGCTGATCCGAACAAGTGGAGAGGGAAGCATCTGCTCGTTTGGGAGCAGCACCACGGTCGACCGGTTCCGAAAGGATATGCGGTGATTTTCGGAGACGGAAACCGCCGAAATTTCGACCCTGAAAATCTTATCTTGGTCTCTCGGCAGCAGCTGGCTGTCATGAACAAGCATGGCCTGATTCGAAATAACACCGAACTGACCAAAACGGGCATCATCATGGCCGACCTGCTTCAAAAAATTGCCGCGCGCAAGAAAAGTAATAAACCGGGAAAAAGGAGGAATCCAAATGCTCAGCAAATCGGAACAAACGCAGCTAAATAACGCTTTTGCAAAGCTCGTGCGCCTTCATGACCAACTTGATAACTTGCAACGTCGCATGGTGATCAGTGGGCGCTCATCCCAGTTTACGAGTCCTACGCGGCGGGTTGTTCAACAATTGGCGCAGGCTATCGACGAAATGCGGAAGGTGACCAGCTGAAAGGACTGAGCGCACCATGCCGGTGCTTCAATTTGACAGGCAACTGACCATATCCACGGCCGGTAACCGGCACAGCACGAATTGGCAGAACCAAGTCATCTACTGGTCCGAGCTTATCGAGCGGCTGCGCACGGCGGTCCGCGGCACGGAGACGCTCGCCGAGTATCTCGCACTGCCGAAGTCGCGCCAGGACGATCTCAAGGACGTCGGCGGCTTTGTCGGCGGCGAGCTCTCCGGCGGCCGGCGTAAGGTGTCTGCCATGGTCGGGCGTGACCTCATCACGCTCGACCTCGACACCATCCCGCCATTCGGCACCGACGACGTGCTGCGCCGGATCGATGGCCTCGGTTGCGCGTGCGTCGTCTATTCCACGCGCAAGCACTCGCCCGACCGCCCGCGGCTACGCCTGATCGTGCCGACGGATCGTACGATGACGCCGGACGAATACGAACCGATCGCGCGCAAGTTGGTCGAAATGATCGGCATAGAGTTGTGTGACCCGACGACTTTCCAGACCGTCCGGCTCATGTACTGGCCGAGCTGCTGCGCGGACAGTCAGTACATCTACTACTACGGCGACAAGCCGTTCCTGTCGGCGGACGGCATGCTGGCGCTGTACGCGGACTGGAGGGACTGGACCACATGGCCGCAGGTGCCTGGCGCGGACAGCCAGCACATCCGCCTGGCCGCGAAACAAGGCGATCCGCTGACCAAACCTGGCGTCGTTGGGGCGTTCTGCCGGATCTATGACATCTATGCGGCCATGGAGACGTTTCTGCCCGGCATCTATGAGCCGACAGACGATCCGACGCGCTGGACGTACACCGGCGGCAGCACGACCGGCGGCGCCGTGGTGTACGACGACGGAAAATTCCTTTACAGCCACCACGCGACGGACCCGGTCTCCGGCCGCCTGGTCAATGCCTTTGACCTCGTGCGTCTGCACAAATTCGGCGACCAGGACGACGATGCGGCGCCCGGCACGCCGACGAACCGGCTGCCGTCGTACACCGCCATGGTGACATTCGCGCTGCAGGATGCCGGCGTGGCGGCCGCCATGCAGCAGGAGCGATACGAGCGCGCTGTCGAGGCGTTCCAGAGCACGGTACAGTCGGCCGGCAGCCTGCAAGGCGCCGACGGACAGCCGGCGGAGCAGAGCACGGACTGGATCAAGCTGCTGGAGCTCTCCCCGACGACGGGCCGGCCGGCGAAGACGCCATACAACATTCTGACGTTGCTTCGCCATGACCCGGCAGTAGCCGGCCGCATCTACCGCGACACGTTCGCGGAGCGCCTGATGGGCCGCGGCCCGCTGCCGTGGGCCCGGCGCGCGCATACGCACGGCACGTTCGTCTGGGACGACTCGGACGACAACGGGCTCGGCCTGTACGTCGACCGCGTGCTCGGCTTCAGCTCGGAACGTCCTCTGCGCATGGCGCTGTCAGAGATCGCCGAAGCGAACGCGATTAACCCGGTCGCAGCTTATCTCGACAGCCTCACCTGGGATGGTGTGCCGCGGCTGGACACCATCTACATCGACTACTTCGGCGCAGAAGACTGCGAATTCGTGCGCACGGTGGCGCGCAAGGCACTGGTGGCGGCTGTCGCCCGGGCTATGGTCGGCAAAGTCAAGTTTGACTACATGACGGTCTTGTTCAGCCAGAAACAGGGGATTGGCAAGTCTACGCTCTTCCGACGCCTGGGCAAAGAGTGGTTCACCGACAGCATAAAGTCCTTCGAGGGCAAAGAGGCCGAGGAGCTCATCCAGGGCAAATGGATCGTCGAGATCGCAGAGCTGCAGGCGTTCAACCGGGTCGACATCAACCGAATTAAGCAGTTCCTCAGCAAAGAAGATGACCAATACCGGGAAGCTTATGGCCGGAATGTGAAGAACCAAATCCGGCGCGCGGTGTTCTTCGGTACGACCAACGACCACGAATATTTGCATGACCCAACAGGCAACCGCCGGTTTTGGCCGGTTGACGCTAGGCCGGAGAGAGCAACCAAAAACGTGTTCGAGCACTTAACCGACGCGGAAGTGGACCAGATATGGGCGGAGGCCGTCTTTCGGTGGCGCGAAGGCGAGACGCTTTATCTGTCGGCAGAAATGGAAGCTGAAGCGGAGCGGCGCCGGCAGGAGCACATGGTCCGTGATCCATTGGAGGGCATAATTGAGGAGTTTCTGGAACGGCCAGTGCCGGAGGACTGGCTGAAATGGGACCTTGAGCGGCGCATGATTTTCTGGGGCGGCGGCATGCAATACAATGGGCGGCTGGTGCGCCGAGACCGAGTATGTGCAGCCGAAATCTGGCGGGAATGCCTGGGCGAGCGCAAGGCCATCCCGCGGCAGGATGCGGCGAGGATCAATGCCGTTCTCTCAAAGATGAAAGGGTGGGAGAGGGCGAGCACAATTCGAGCTGGGGCCAGCTACGGAACCCAAAAAGGGTTTAAAAGGGCTGAGAACACGTAAACCCCGTAAACTGAAAGGCCATTTTGTAAACCATTGCCAAAAATTAGGCGATGTTTACGGGGTTTACGCCTAAATGCTCTAAATCCCTTGATATATTAGGCTTTTTAATATGTATACTTTGTAAACTATGTAATCTGTAGAAAGTGTAATTAGAGAGATTAGAGAAATTAGAGCGGACAAATAATGCCTAATCCCTCTAATCGCGATTCCCGCGTTATATATAAGTTTCGTGGTTGACGTGAAAGAGAGGTTTGAACCATGAGAGAGCGCAATATCGAAACCTATCTTCGGGATCGGGTGCGGGAGGTTGGCGGCTGGGCCCCGAAGTGGACCAGCCCCGGCAACAACGGCGTCCCTGATCGGATTGTGTTCCTGCCTGGCGGCCGGGTGGTGTTCGTCGAGCTGAAGGCGCCGGGCAAGAAGCCGACCGCCCTGCAGCTTCACCAGCATAAGCGCCTGCGGGACCTCGGGCAGCTTGTGGCCGTGGTTGACAGCAGGGAGAAGGTTGATAGCCTGCTGCAATATCACGAGGAAGGATTTTTGGAGTACGCCATCCAGGAAGGGATGTTTCAATGACGCTGCTTCGAGCGGACACGGCGCCGCGGGAGATTTTCAAACCATGGCCTTATCAGCGATACTGCATCCACCGCGTCGTTACGGATCCGTATCTCGGATTGTTCCTCGACATGGGTCTCGGCAAGACAGTGATCACGCTGACCGGCGTGAACGATCTCATGTACAACCGGTTCGCGGTCCGCAAGACACTGGTCATCGCGCCGAAGAAGGTGGCCGAGGCGACCTGGACGGACGAGGCAGAGCGGTGGGAGCATCTGCGGTTGCTGCGTGTGCAGACGGTGCTGGGATCGGAACGGCAGCGGCTGCGGGCGCTGGCGACGCCGGCGGACATCTACGTGATCGGCCGGGACAATGTGCAATGGCTCGTAGACCATTATCGCCAGAACTGGCCGTTCGATATGGTGGTGCTGGATGAGCTGAGCAGTTTCAAGAATCCGAGCTCCAATCGGTTCAAGGCCATGAAACGGGTCCGGCCGAAGATTCAGCGTGTGCTGGGCCTCACCGGCACGCCGGCGCCGAACAGTACACTGGACGTCTGGGCACAGGTGTATCTGCTGGATCAGGGGCAACGGCTATACCCGCGGTTTGAGCAGTTCCGGACGAGATATTTTGATCGGGTGCCAATGGGCGATTTTCACAAGTATGCTTCGAAGATTGGAACCGAGGAAGCGATCAAGCAGGCGATCGAGGACGTCTGCATCAGCATGAAGGCGGAGGATTATCTGGAGCTGCCGGAGCTGGTGCAAAACCGGATCCCGATCGAGCTGAACGCAAAAGCGCGGCAGGCATACCGGGACTTTGAACGGCGGCAGGTGCTGGAGCTGGACGGCGAGGTCATCACGGCGGCGCAGGCCGCGGCTGTCACAAACAAGCTGCTGCAGTTCTGCGCGGGCGCTGTCTACGATGAGCAGCGGAATGTACATGAAGTGCATGACGCGAAGATTGAAGCCTTTTTAGAGTTGGTGGAATCGCTGCAGGGAAAGCCGCTGCTGACGTTTTACGGCTTCCAGCATGACAGGGATAGGATTTTGCGGGCGTTGCGAAAAGCGCGGGGGCTGCAAGTAAGGGAGCTGAAAGGGCCGCAGGATTATGCTGACTGGAACGCGAGAAAGATCCATATTGGTCTGGCGCATCCCGCCAGCACGGCCTATGGGCTCAACTTGCAGCGGGGCGGAAATCATATCTGCTGGTTTACGCTGCCGTGGTCGTTGGAGCTGTACGAGCAGGCACAGAAGCGGCTGCACCGGCAGGGGCAACAGGAGAAGGTGATCGAGCATTTCCTGATGGTCCGGGATTCGATGGACGAGGAAGTGGCGAAGCGCCTGGAATCGAAGGCCCGGACGCAGCAGGCGCTGATCGACGCGCTGAAGGCGCGGATCGAGAAGATTGCGTGAGAGGGGGAGCCAGTACGATGCCCAGGAAGACACATTGCCTATACAGGTACAGCCGCCGCGTGAGCTCCGAGACCGGCGTGGCTATCACGGCAGAGTCGGCGCCGCGGCGGGCGACGTATCAAGAGACGCTGAATGCGATCCGGAAACTGTTGCAAAACTCTCCGCCGGCGGAGCGGAGGGCGATGTTGGCGGAGATCGTGAGGGAGGAGTTGGGGCAAGGATGATCGGACGAACCGTTACCTGGACGAGCGTGTCCCAGGGCGTAGTGAAAACCAAAACAGGGAATGTCATCGCCATCATCGAGCCCGGCGAGGACGCACGAAAATACCTGCCGACCGGACTGCCGAAAACGCGATTCAAAGGTGACAGAATCAGCACGAACAGACGCGCGCTGGTCGCGGTCCCGCGGGCGTCGGGGAACGGTTGCGATTATTACGCGCCGCCGGTGAAGTGGTTGGAGCCGGTAGAGAAAGGAGCCAAGGAAGATGCCCAGATATGCTGAAAACACACAAGTCTCATCCGCCCAATCGCGGGCGGAGATCGAGCGGACGCTTTCGCGATACGGTGCCACCGGATTCATGTATGGGTGGCAGGAGGGCCGCGCCCTCGTCGGGTTCCAGATGAACGGGAAGCAAGTGAAGTTCATCCTGCCGCTTCCCGACCGAAACGACCGCGAATTCACGCACACGCCGGCCCGCGGCAATCTGCGGTCGCCGGAGCAACAGGAGGCTGCTTATGAGCAGGCGGTGCGCCAGCGGTGGCGGGCCCTGGCCCTGGTCATCAAGGCGAAGCTGGAGGCGGTCGAAGCCGGCATCACGATTTTTGAGGACGAGTTTATGGCGCACATCGTGCTGCCTGACGGCCGCACGGTCGGGGAGTACATGCTGCCGCAGATCGAGGACAGCTACCGGACCGGTCGGATGCCGGCGTTGTTGCCTCAGCTTACGGGAGGGGAAAGGGATGAACAATCGTTGTGAACGTTGCGGCGGAGAACTGACGGAAATGCCAACCAACCACTACGCAAAGAAAATCAAGGTATGCGAACGTTGCAGAAAAGAAGATTTGAAGCGACTGCTCAACATACCCGACGAATCCACCGCCTACGGCAAAGACTGCCCGAGTGGGAGGTGCGAGTGGTGAGCATCATTCTTTCGGCGAAAGTTGTGACAACCCGCAAGCCGCATGTCTGCTGCGGATGCGGGCTCAAATATCCGCCGGGGACGCGGATGAACGCTGTCACGTCTGTTGATGGCGAGATTGAGACGATGTATTGGTGCCCGACGTGTCAAGAGTATTGGGATAGACACATGGAATATGGCGATGAGATCACGTTTGGCGAGCTCCGGCGGTATGACCCTGAAGGCTGGGAAGCGATTCGGCAAGAGCTCCAGCAGAAGGAGGCGAACAGCCGATGATCGGTCCTAAGCAGGCGCGCCCCGGGGAATCTTACCGGCAGCTGGTGACCATCCTGAAAGTCCGGCGCGGCGTCCCGACCGTGATCCGCGTCGATGAGCGGGAGTACGTGCTGCGTCATGCAGATCAATACCGGGGAGGTGTCAAGCATGATCGAGCACAACCTGATCGCTGACTTGATCAATCAGTACACCGCCGGTATCCGCAACCTGGACAACTACCGCCGGTCCCTCGATCGTGCCAACCCGGACGAGGCTGACGAGTCCCGAACTGTCTCCGGCATGCTGAGAGATATGCGGTATTCGCTGGACTGGATGCGACGCGGACGTAGACCCGGCAGCCGCCGGGGTGCAGAGCGGCGGGACATCTACCGCCGGCGGGAGCTGCTGGCGAGCGCCGAACCGCTGACAGACGAAGAGCGCAGGCGCCTGATCGACTGCGTAGCCGTGATGACCGAGCGCGAGCTGACGTGCTGGCTCTTGCATATGGCGCATGGGTTGACAATTTCTGAGATTGCTGATAGATTGAAAGTGTCTAGGAGGAGCGTACAAACGTTCCTATCCAGGGCAAAAGCGAAGGTTGAGCGATTTATTTCTTGATTGTTTGTCGTATTTGTGTCGTATTTTTGTCGTACAAATGTCGTCATTCATACAGTACCCTTAGTGCGCCCTTTTTCAAGGAGTGGATTCCTTGCGGGAAAAAATCTTGGCGTATTTGGAGACGCAGAATCTGGATGTGAGCTTTAGCCAGATTGCTGAAGCAATAGGTGAAGCAGGGAACGAAGAAGAAGTAACACGGGTTCTGCTTGAATTGTGGAGGAACGGGGAAATAAAGGGCCACGAACCATTTACCCAGGATGGTCTGCCTGCAAGGTTTTCGAGGAAAGATTTGATTGACTAAGCGTCCTTCACGGGCGCTTTTTGATTGAGTCCGGCCAATTGGCCTGGGCTCTTTTTGTTTATCCGAGGAGCTGACGACCTATGACGCCGCTACAAGAATATGCCAAACTAAAACGAGCGCAGTCCGTCCCGAATCAGCCAGCCAAGTGCGTTGGCTGCGTATGGGGCAGATGGTGCGGGACGAAGCAGTATTGCTCTCGCCAGGCATGCGTCCGCGAATAACTCCCGTGGTGGCAGATGCGGGAGTTGTCGATATTGCCAGCCGCCTTGCTGGGGTATGCGCCAGTCCCTCCTCCTGCCGCGACCGGAGCGGTGCGGGGCGGCTCCCGAAACTAAAACACCGCCGGGTGCTTCCCGAGCGGTCAATGAGATGATACCAGAAATTAACACAACGGTCAATTGGTGAGGTGGTGGTCGTGTAGTGGCAGCGGAAAAACAACCTCATGCAAACTACTGCGGCGCCAAGACTCGTAGCGGGCTGCCGTGTCGGAATCGCGCGATGGCGAACGGCCGATGCCGGATGCACGGCGGTAAATCGACGGGGCCGCCGAAGCGAAATAAAAATGCCGTCAAGACCGGCGAATACGAAACCATCTGGATGGACGCCCTCGATCCCGAGGAATGCGTCCTTTTTCGTGCCGTTGACACGGACGTTCTGAAACAGATCGACGAGGAGCTGCGCCTCATCACAATCCGGGAACGCCGCATGCTGCAGCGGATCGAACGCCTGCGCGCAGTAGGGGATTTCACGGTCGTGCGTCATTCAGTCGGCGTGGAGAAAGGGAAAAAGACGAATCTGCGGGAAGCCGAGGGGACAATCGGCCAGATCCAGGCGATCGAGGAAGCGCTGACCCGGGTGCAGGAGAAAAAGGCGAAGTTGCTCGAGCTCAAGCACAGGATCACGGCAAACGGGAAAACCGATGAACCGACGGACGACGGTTTTCTGGAAGCTCTCGAAGCCAAGGTGGCGGAGGCATGGGATGATGACAAGGATGAGGACGATCCCGAAAATGAATGATCGCGAAAAACGGAGATTTCGCAAGAAATCGCGAGATCGTACTTTTCGTTTTTTGGCCGTTTTTCGCTATGTTCCACGTCATCGAATTCGCGGATTTTGGTCGAAAACGGCTGGTTTCCGGGCTCGGCTGGCGGGACATGTTCGCAAAATCACGGATTTTGTACAGATGTCCGGGCGGTTGGTGTATCGATGACCGTTATGAGCCGCATAGCATCGTTCCGCTGGCATCCGTTCAGCCGGAAGCAGCTGCAGGTCCTCACCTGGTGGATGCCGGGCAGCCCGCACCGGGACAAGGACGCAATCATCTGTGACGGGTCCGTGCGCGCCGGGAAAACGGCGTCGATGTCGTTCAGCTATGTCGTCTGGGCGATGTCGTCGTTCAACGGCCAGCAGTTCGGCATGTCTGGAAAGACAATCGGGGCGCTACGCCGGAACGTCATCGGGCCACTCAAGCAGATGCTTGTGAGCCGCGGCTATCATGTCGATGATCGGCGCGCCGACAACCTTCTGGTGATCTCGCGCGGCGGCAAGGTCAATTACTTTTTCCTTTTCGGCGGCAAAGACGAGCGCAGCCAGGACCTGATTCAAGGGATTACGCTCGCGGGCATGTTCTTTGACGAGGTCGCGCTCATGCCGCAATCGTTTGTGAACCAGGCGACGGCGCGGTGCTCGGTTGATGGCTCTAAATTGTGGTTTAACTGTAACCCGGCGGGCCCGTTCCATTGGTTCAAACTCGAATGGCTGGATCAACTTGATAAAAAGCATGCGCTGCATCTGCATTTCACAATGGACGATAATCTCAGCCTGTCCGAGCGCGTCAAAGAGCGATATCGGCGGATGTACAGCGGCGTGTTCTATCGCCGATACATCCTTGGGCTGTGGGTGCTTGCCGAGGGTATCATCTACGACATGTTCGACCCGGATAAGCATGTCCGGACGACCGTCGATCGGCCGTATTCGCAGTATTACGTCAGCGTCGACTACGGTACGCAGAACCCGATGACATTTGGGCTGTGGGGGTACGTCCCGGCGCCGTCAAAGGCGAACCCGCATGAGTTTGAAAGTGCCTGGTACAAGATCCGGGAGTATCATTACGACGGCCGGCAGAAGGGACGGCAGAAAACCGATGAGGAATATTACCATGACCTGGAGGAGTTCGTCGGAGACATTCAACCGCGCGCGATCATTATCGACCCGTCGGCGGCGTCGTTCATAGCGTTGATTCGGAAAAAAGGCCGGTTTGCGGTCCGGCAAGCACGCAATGACGTGCTGGAGGGCATCCGCAACATGGCCACGGCGCTGAATACCGGACGAATTCTGTATAACGACTGCTGCAAGGAAACGTTCCGCGAATTCGCGTCTTACGTCTGGGATGAGAAGGCGGCGGAGCGCGGGGAGGAAAAGCCAATCAAGCAGAACGACCACCAGATGGACGGCGATCGGTATTTCGTGAACACCGTGGTTATGCGACCGGCGGCTATTTCGTTCAACTGAAAGGGGTGAAACCAATGCCCACCGAAACGCAACGTATCATCGATATCGTCGAAGCCGGCGCTCGGTCAGCGATGAGCCTTGAGGAGATCGTCAAACTCGAGGTCAGCGACTGGCTTACGTCCGATGAGCGAAACTGGATGCTGATCGGGCAGCGGTATTATGCCGGCGATCACGACATCCTGCAGCGCAAGCGCACGGCGATCGGTGAGAATGGCGAGCTGGTCGAGGTCACCAATCTTGCAAATAACAAGCTGGTCCATGCGTTTGTCCGCAAGCTCGTCGATCAGAAGGTCGGCTATCTGTTAGGGAAGCCATTGAGTATTCAGACTGAAAATCAGCAGTATCTAGACCTGTTGAACTCGGTCTTCGACAAGTCTTTTTTGCGGTTGTTGAAAAATCTCGGGAAAGAAGCTGTGAACAAAGGCAAGGCTTGGCTGCATGTCTATTACGACGAAAACGGCGCGCTGTCATTCAAAAAGATTCCGGCCGAGGAGATCGTCCCGCTGTGGCGAGATGCCGATCATACGGAGCTGGATGCTGTCATTCGGGTGTATGAGGTCGAGGTCTACGAAGGAATGACCCGGAAGATCATTACGAAGGTCGAGTTCTGGGAAACGTCCGGCGTGCGTCGGTATGTGCTCAGCGAGGGCGGCCTGATTCCGGATGTCGAGGCGGGCGAGGTTGGCAGCCATTTCATCGCTGTTCAGGACGGGCAGGAGCAGGGGTTCAACTGGGAGCGCGTACCGTTCGTCTGCTTCAAGTACAACGACGAGGAACTACCGCTTATTCAGGTTGTGAAATCGCTTGTCGACGATTACGATGCCAAGACCAGCGATCATGCGAACAACCTGGAGGATCTGCCCAATTCGATATTCGTGCTCAAAAATTACGACGGGCAGGATCTCGGAGAGTTCCGGCGCAACATGGCAACATATCGGGCTGTGAAGGTGTTCAGTGAAGAGGGCGGTCAAGGAGGCGTTGACACGCTCAGCCTGGACATCGATACAGAAGCGACCGAGAAGCACCTGGATCGGCTGCGCAAGGACATTTACGAGTTTGGCCGCGGGGTGGACACCCAGTCCGAGCGGTTCGGCGGGGACAAGTCGGGTATCGCGTTGAAATTCCTGTACGCGGATCTCGACATGGATGCCAACATCATGGAAACCGAGTTCCAGGCGAGCCTCGAGCAGCTGCTCTGGTTCGTGAACGTTCACCTGGCCAACACTGGCGCCGGGGACTTCGCGGACGAGGATGTCGAATTCGTGCTCAACCGCGACATCTTGATAAACGAGACCGACACTATCACGAACATCCGAAACAGCGTCGGCATCCTCTCGGAGGAAACGCTCGTCGCGCAGCACCCGTGGGTGACGGATGTGCAGGAGGAGCTGGACCGGATACAGAAGCAACGGGATGCCGCGGCGGCCGCATACGGCGGATTGCCGCCAGATCAACAGGTCGGCGACGGTGACGACGAATGAAACCCGAAGAATACTGGGCGCGCCGGATGGACCAGCTGAACGAGGCGATGCTGGCGAAGGGCGAAGAGTATATCCGGAAGCAGAACGAGGAGTATGAGAAAGCCCTTGCTAAGATCAGAAAGCAGACGGAAGCCTGGTATGCGCGGCTGGCCAAAAACAATGACATCAGCCTCGCGGAAGCCCGGAAGTTGCTTGACCGGAACGAGCTGAAGGAGTTTCGTTGGACCGTTGAGGAATACATTCAGCGCGGCCGCGAGAACGCCGTCGACCAGCGTTGGATGCGCGAGCTCGAAAACGCCAGCGCGAAGGTGCATATCACGAGGTTGCAAGAGCTCGAGATGCATCTTCGAAATGAAATTGAGCAGCTCGCGGCGAAGCGGCTGAAAGGCACGACGGACACGCTCGGGAATATTTACAAGGACAGCTATTACCGATCCGTCTACGAACTGCAGAAAGGAACGGGCGTTGGCTTGTCGTTCGCCATGCTCGACGATCGCCAGATTGACAAGGTGCTATCCAAGCCTTGGGCGCCGGATGGATCGAATTTCTCAGCGCGCATTTGGAAGGATCGCGACAAGCTGGTCAACGAGCTGCAGACGATTTTGACGCAGGACCTGATCCGCGGGGAGCCTGCCGAGCGGGTGATCGCCGATTTCGCGGAACGGATGAACGTGAGCAAGCATGCAGCGGCCCGTTTGATTCGGACAGAGGCGGCATTTTTCTCCGGTCAGTCCCGATTGGACGCGTACCGGGAAATGGGCGTCGAGAAATACAAGTTTGTTGCGACGCTGGATTTACGCACTTCGGAGATTTGCAGGGGAATGGACGGGAAAATCATACCGATCAGTGAGGCAAAGGCCGGAGTCAACTACCCGCCGTTGCACGTCTATTGCCGCTCGACGACGATCCCGTATTTTGAGGATGCTGCGGCCGGCGAGCGCGCAGCGCGGGATGACGGCGGCAAAACGTATATGGTCCCGGGAGATATGACCTACAAGGAATGGGCGGAGAAACACGCGCCTGGGGCCACGGAGCCGGCCAAGCCGAAGGCAGTCGAACCGCCAACGACACGGCAAGTGGAACCGCCGAGTACACCAGAGGAACGGCAGAAGGCGGCGCGGGAGATGGCTGATGGGGCGCGCGAGGAATTGGATGAACACTACAAGTCTATCGCAGCATCCGAGCCCGATATAACTTCCACGGTCACTAAGGCAGTTACGGATGCGGGCGGGGAGATGGCCGGACTCGACTATCGAATCAAAACGCGCGACTCATTCATCCGCAAGGTTACGACCGACTTGGAGCGCGATTTGGAAATAAACCCTGCGCTGACGCCCCAGGATGTAGCGAAGTCGATTAACGATGTGCTACGCTATACGGCTGTCGCGGAACCGGATCGATACTACAGTCTGTATGCGGCTGTAATACTGAATCTTATCAACGAAGGACACACTGTCAAAAAGGTAAAAAATTCCTGGAATGAGCCACAAAATCCATACAACGGTATAAACGTCGTACTGATAGCGCCCAATGGCACACCGTACGAATTGCAATTCCATACTCCGGAAAGTTTTGATCTCAAGCAAGATAAATTGCACGAGCTATACGAAGAGTACCGGTTGTCTTCCACATCCAAAAAACGTAAAATGGAATTGTGGCAGGAAATGTTGAAGATTGCAGACGGGATCAGAAGACCGCCCGGCATCGACAGAATTAAGTGAGGGGGCGATGAAGGTGCAGTATTACGCAATAACCAAATATGGTACAACGAAAGCGGCTCCTTTCGCGCTCGTCCGTTTGAATCAAGGCATCTTTGAGGAATACCGGGGCGGCGATTGGGTAGATTCCGATCGATACGACGGCATCCTGATCGGTGATTTCAGTGACTATGACGTGATTTCAGCCGAGGAAGCGGAATCGATTCAAAAAAAGATGCAATAAAATGCACTCCCGCAAATGCGAGGGTGCTTTTTGTTTACCCGAAAATCCCAAACGCTTGGGAATTTGGAGGTGGAGGGATGGTCGAGCAATACCAGAAAAGCATTATCGTCGAAGCGATCCAGTTTGAGAGCACTGACAAGGACCACATCGACGAGATCATCGACTTTGTCGATCTGCCGATCTCGGTCGATTACACACCGGAGGGTGTGCGTCTCCGTGTCATACGCGGTGCCTATGATGTGGCAGTCGCGTATCTGACCGATTACCTCTTTAAGGACGCGGGGGGACGGATCAGCGTCATGAAGCAGGCGGATTTCGAAGCGGAATACGAACCTGTGGGCTCCGGATGAGACTTTCGGGGCCCCGATTATTGCCCTCTTTAAGGGTTCGGGGTCAAACTGAACGGAAGCCGATTGCTGGCGGGTTACCAGTTTAAAAACCTAATCGGGAGAGTGTTGAGAGTGGATCTGAAAGAACTGCTGGGAGAGGACCTGTATAATCAGGTCACGGCGAAGCTTGGTGACAAGCACAAGATCGCCATCGTCTCTGACGGAAACTGGATTCCCAAATCCAAATTCGACGAAGCCAACGAAGCCCGGAAGCAGGCCGAAGAGGCGCTCAAAGAGCGCGACAAGCAGCTGGTCGATTTGAAGAAAGCGGCCGAGGGGAACGAGGAGCTTCGTAAGCAGATCGAGCAGCTGCAGGCCGACAACAAAGCCGCGGCTGAGCAGTACGAAGCCAAGCTGCGCGATATGTCGGTGACGACGGCCATCAAGTTGGCGGTCGCCGGCCAGGCGCACGATCCGGATCTGGTGGCCGGGCTGCTGGACAAGTCCAAAATCGAGGTTGACGAGAACGGCAATATCAAAGCCGGCCTCGACGATCAGTTGAAAACCCTGCGCGCAAGCAAGGGTTTTTTGTTTGTACAGAAAGACGACAAAGGGCCGCATTTCAAGGGCGCCACGCCGGCTGACGGCCGGGATTCCACGGGCAGCGGAATCAAGAACCCGTGGGCGAAGGAAACGTTCAATTTGACTGAGCAAGCTCGAATCCTTCGGGAGAATCCGGAGCTTGCGAAACAACTTCAATCCACTGCTGGAGGTTGATTTTGAATGCCTGTGACGAAAATTGCAGATGTCATTGTACCTGAAGTATTCAATCCTTACGTCATTCAGCGGACGATGGAACTGTCCGCGATCTTCCAGTCCGGCATCGCGCAGCGGACGCAGGAGTTCGACCGACTGGCCAGCCAGGCAGCCAAAACGGTGAACATGCCGTTCTGGGGCGACCTGACGGGCGAGGATGAAGTCCTTTCCGACACCGGTGCGCTGACACCCGGAAAGATTCAAGCAAGTCAAGATGAGGCCGTCATCTTGCGTCGCGGCCGCGCATGGGGCGCAAACGATCTGGCCGCCAACCTGGCCGGCGACGATCCGATGCGGGCAATCGCTGATCTGGTGGCCGCGTACTGGGCGCGCCGGTATCAGGCCGCACTGATCGCAACGCTGACGGGCGTGTTCGCGGCATCGTCCATGACGAACAACGTCCATGACATCTCGAGCGAGACCGGAGACGCAGCTGTCATCAGCGCCAAGACGACAGTCGATGCAGCGCAAAGGCTGGGCGACGCCAAGGCTCAACTGACAGCCATCGTCATGCACAGCGCGACGGAGGCCGAACTTGCCAAGCAGGATCTGATCGAATATGTGAAACCGTCCTCCGGCTCGACTGAAGTGCCGATGTTTCTCGGTAAGCGGGTCATCCCTGATGACGGCGTGCCGTTCGATTCGGGTACCGGCACGTACACGACGTACCTGTTCGGCCCTGGTGCTGTCGCATATGGTGAGGGCAATCCGGTCGGATTCGTCCCGACGGAAACGGACCGCGATACGCTTGCCGGTGAAGACTACCTGATCAACCGGCGCACGTTCATTCTGCATCCGCGCGGCGTGCGATTCACTTCTGCTGACGTGGCCGGCGTGTCGCCGACTAACACGGAACTGGCGACGGCCGACAACTGGAGCCGTGTGTACGAACCGAAGGCGATCCGGATTGTGAAATTCGTGCACAAACTGGCGTAATAGGGGTGATTCGGATGAGCGTGACCGCATTCAACCGACGCCGCCGGGAATTGGCGGCAAAAGAACAGGAACAGACCAAACCGGTCAAGACGGAGGGGCCTGACGGTTCTACCGGCACCGTGAAACCGGTGAAGCCCAAACGTCCAAAAGGCGGCGGAGATCATGCCGGCGATTGACGTCTTGGCCACGGTCAAGCTCCGGCTAGGGCTTACTGACGAGTGGGATGCGCTGGTCAACTCTTATGTGCAGGAGATCGGTCAGCGCATCATGCATTCCACGAACCTCGCTGAAATACCGGCTGAGCTGGAATCCGTTTGGGCGTCGATGACCATTGACGCGCTCCGGATCGAGCAGCCGAAGCTTCCCGGGATCGAGGAGACGTCTGGCGGGGGCGAGTCTGTCACGGTCGGCGACACGTCAACAACACCGGCCCGCCCCGCCGGACTGACCAACACGGCCAAGTCGGTGATCGACGAGGTCGTGCTGAATTACCGGGTCGATCTTAACCGGTACCGCAGGCTGAGGTGGTAACCATGAAACTGGAGCGCCACCGCCGGGCGATCGAACGGATGTACACGGACCGGGCGACAATCTACCGGCACGTTCAGGTCAAGGACCCGATCACGAAGGAAACGAAACTAGTCCCGCAGCCGGTTTACGTGGATCAACCTTGCCGAATTTCGCAGCGCGCATTAGCGACGAACAAGCAGACCGAGGCGCAGAACAACATCGCCTACGAGACAAAGTTGTTCATCGCGCCGGAATTGGAGATCCGGCAAGGGGATCTGCTTGAAGTCACCCGGGGCAACGTGACACGACGGTACACGGCTGGGGAGCCGTTTCCGTATTCGACCCATCAGGAGGTCAGCCTCCAGCGCAAGGAGTGGGCGTGATGCCGCGCTGGGGGCACTTTGACTTCGATGAACTGAAGCGATTCGCCAAGAACCTTGAGGCGCTGGAGAAGGCGCTGCCTGCATTCATTGAAGAGTGCGTGCGGGAATTGGCGATGCGCCTGCTCGCGAAAGTGGTGCCTCGGACGCCGGTCGATACCGGTGAGTTGCGCCGCAACTGGGCCGTGGGGCGAGTGCATCGGATTCCTGGAGGCTGGCAAGTCGAGGTCATAAACCCGACAGAATATGCGCTATACAGAGAATATGGCCATCGCACGCGCGACCACAAAGGCTGGGTCGAGGGCAGCTTCATGTTGACGATCTCGGAACAGGAATTGCAGCGCGAACTGCCGGCTTTTCTGAAACGAAAACAGGAGGCTTTCCTGAGAAAATATTTGGGGTGATGCAAGTGCAGGTGACCATCAACGATGTCCGATATGCAGTGCATGCCGCGCTCGACGCCGCGTTCCCGGACATTCCGATCGTGGGCGAAGAGATCAAGCAGGGCCTGACACCGCCCTGCTTTTTCGTTCGCCTGCTGGAGCCGGAGCACACGCAGGAGCTCGGCCGGCGTTTCTATCGGTACCATCCGTTCGACATCCACTATTTCGCGCCGGACCGCTCCAACGCCAATATGTATGACATGGCCGAGCAACTCACTGCTGCCCTGCAGCAGATCGTTGTCGCCGGCCGCCCGGTGCGCGGGACCGGCATACGGTTCCAAGTCATCGACGAGGTTCTGCACTTCTTCGTCGAATACAATTTCCACGTCTGGGAGCAGCCGGACCCGGCTCCCGACATGCAAACACTCCAAGTCAAGGAGGAGATTAGGCTATGAGCGAGAAAAAATCCGCCCCGAGCTTTTCCAAGGAGCAAATCCTTCGCTCCTACAATTTTTCGCCGGTCCAGAAAGACGCGCTCCGCGTGCTGCTTCAGGACGGTGAAAGCTATACGCTCGATCAGGTCCAGAAACTGATCGGCGACTATTCCAAAAGGACGGTGATTTAAAATGCCTGGAGGAACGTGGACTAGCCAGAACAAGGTCCGGCCCGGCGTCTATATCAACTTTGTCGGGGAGGCCAATGCGACCGGCACGCTCGGGGAACGTGGTATCGTGAGCTTGCCGCTGGCGCTTTCTTGGGGCCCGGCCAAGCAAGTGATCGCGGTCGAAGCCGGCGCGGACACGTTCGATACGCTCGGCTATCCGATCACGGCGCCGCAGCTGCTGCTCGTGCGGGAGGCGCTGAAACGGGCCCGGACGCTGCTGCTGTACCGGCTGAATACTGGTACGCCGGCAACGGCAACGATCGGCGATCTGACCGTGACGGCGAAGTATGGCGGCGTCCGGGGCAACGACATCAGCATCCGGGTCCAGACCAACATTGACGACACGTCTAAGTTTGATGTGGAGACGCTCGTCGACGGTGCCGTGATCGATACCCAAACGGTTTCCACGATCGAGGAGTTGAAACCGAACGACTGGGTCACCTGGTCCGGCACCGGAGCGCCGACAGCGACCGCGGGAACGCCCCTGACGGGCGGGGCAGACGGCACGCCGTCCGCGCAGGACTATCTGGACTACCTGTCCGCGATCGAGGTCTACGATTTCAACACGATCGGCTTGACGGCGACGGATGCAACTACCAAGGGCGTCTTCGTCTCCTTTGCAAAGCGGCTCCGGGATGACGAGGGTAAGCGCATCCAGGTTGTCGTCGAAAACTACCCGACGGCCGACTACGAGGGCGTGATCAGCGTCAAAAATGGCGTCGTGCTCTCGGACGGGACGACGCTCACCGCGGCGCAAGCGGTGGCCTGGGTGGCCGGAGCGACGGCCGGGGCAGCCGCCAACCAGTCGCTGACGTATGTCGCTTACGACGACGCGGTGGACGTCGCGCCGAAGTACACCAACAGCCAGATTATCGCGGCGCTGCAAGCCGGCGAATTCCTCTTCACGCCCATGAACGGGGTGGCTGTCGTCGAGAAGGACATCAATACGTTGCACAGCTTCACACCCACCAAGGGGCAGCCGTTTTCCAAAAATCGTGTGATTCGCGTCCTGGACGGCCTGGGCAACGATTTCCTGCGGGTGTTCAGCGCGTCCTACATCGGCAAAGTCAGCAACAACGCGGACGGACGGAACCTGTTCAAGGCCGAATGTATCAACATCATCGGCCAGTATCAAAACATGGGGGCCGTCCAAAACTTCGATGCGCAATCCGATCTCGAAGTGCTGCCAGGCATCGAAACGGACACCGTCGTCGTCAACGTCTGGCTGCAGCCGGTCGATTCGATCGAGAAAATTTATATGACCGTCACGGTCCGGTAAGGGGTGAAAGCGAATGTTTTTCCGCGAAGGTGACGCAATCAGCGGCAAAATGGCAAGAGCCTATGCGACGATCAACGGCCAGGTCGAAGAGCTCTTCTACGCGAAATCCATCGAGGCGACGATCGAGAAAAACAAGGTCGACGTGCCGATCCTGGGCCGGACGAATACTGCGTCCCGCTCGGCCGGATGGAAAGGCAGCGGAACGCTGACGATCTATTACGTGACGTCGGTGTTCCGGCAGCTCATGCGCGATTTCGTCAAAACCGGGAAAGACTTCTGGTTCGACCTGCAGATCATCAACGAGGACCCGACTTCGGGGACGGGCAAGCAAACGGCCCGGCTCATCGGCTGCAACCTGGACAGCGTTATCGCCGCGAAATTCGATATTACGAGCGATGACATGCTTGACGAAGAAATGCCGTTCACGTTCAGCGATTACGATTTGCTGGATCAATTCAATCAAATCACGGGCGCCTGATTTATTGGGCGCCTGATAACCTTGGAGGTATGATAAATGAGCACTTTGCAGGATTTCCTCAACGCCAACCCTGTCGACAACTTGACCGATGAGGTCGTCGTATCGGCCCGCTTCCGTGACAAGGACGGCAAGCCTTTGAAATTCAAGATCAAGGCGATGACGAATAAGACCTTCGACGACCTGCGGAAGCGATTCACGCGAGTCGGTAAAGGCCGGAAAGTTGAATTCGATGCCGCCGGATTCAACACCGCGGTTGTGATCGAGCATACACTGGATCCGAACTTCAAAGATGCCGAGAGCATCAAGAAGCTCGGATGCACCACGCCGGAGGAGTATCTGAACAAAGTGTTGCTCGCCGGCGAGATGGCCGAGCTGGCCAATCAAATCCAGAAGCTGAGCGGCTTCGACGTCGACATGAACGACCTGGTCGAAGAAGCAAAAAACTGATCCTGGAGGGCGACGGCGAAGCCAACTACGCCTACTACGCCCTCCATAAGCTGCATATCCTCCCGGGGCAGTTTGTAAATTTGCCGCGGGAGGAGAAGGCTTTTATTATGGCAGCAATCGATATTCGCATTGAGGCAGAGAAGAAAGAAGCGGACAAATTGAAACGGAAATAGCCCTCCCGGCGTAGTTGATGGTAAAATATGACTAAATATATTCGTCGGGAGGTAGTCGTTTATGTTTGTAACAGGACTAAATGGCCAGATCGAGCTAACTGATTCCTCTGTAATAATCAAACGAAAAGGTTTTTTAGCTGTTGTATCTAAAGGGTTTTCCGGTGATAAGACGATTCCGATCAACGCAATTACATCAGTACAATTTAAACGGGCTTCATTTTTTACTGGAAATGGATTTATCAAGTTCTGTTTTGGTGGAGCAGTAGAAAAGCAAGGAAATCTTAAAGAAGCGGTAAATGATGAAAACGCCGTTGTATTTACGAGTAAATCAAACGAAGCGTTTGAAAAATTGAAGGATGAAATCGAGCGGAGAAAATCGAAGCCATTAACTGCTCCGGTACATGTATCTGTCGCTGATGAAATAGAGAAATTGGCAAAACTAAAGGAAAACGGACATTTAACTGAGGATGAATTTAACGAGAAGAAGAAAGAGCTTCTCGCTAAAATATAATAAATTTTTTGCATCCCTTTGCGGATGCTTATTTATTTGAGCGAAGAAGGTGGCGCAATGGCAACGGTATCCTCGACACTTAAAATATTTGACTCTATGACTGGGCCTATCAAAAACATCACGCAGAGTATGAATATTATGATCTCCACGATGCGACAGATGCAGAACGCTACAAATCAGAATGTTAATGTTGACAGGACATTAATAGCAGCTCAACAGCGCATCGCTCAAGCTGAGATTGAAATTAACAGACAAATTAACCAATCGAAGCAAACACAAGATAAATTTAATCGGTCTGTTAGAGATGCGGAATCCGCAATCCACTCCGCAGGATTTGCCGTTATCGCGCTGAATCAAGGGCTAGAATTAGTTCGAAAAGGCTGGGACGCCATTCAGAGTGTAATGCGCATGTCGGATGAGTTGACCGCAACCAACGCGCGACTCTCTCTTGTAAACGATGGATTAAGGTCCCAGGAAAAATTTCAGCAACAAGTCTTGGATGTCGCCAATAAGACGCGAGCGAGCTACACCGCTACTGCCGACCTGATCACAAAGATCGGGGCCGGTACGCAGGGCGTCTTTAAGAACGACGATCAAATGCTGAGGTTCGCTGAGCAGTTTAATAAGACGCTGGTGCTCAGCGGAACGTCGGCATGGGAAGCGGAGAATGCCATTCTTCAGATGTCGCAAGCGCTCGGCAGCGGTGTGCTCCAAGGGGATGAATTGCGATCCTTGAGCGAGGCGGCGCCTGCCCTCATGAGAATTTTGGCAGATGGACTAGGCGTTGCCCGAGGGCAATTAAAACAGATGGGGGCCGACGGAAAGCTGACGGCCGATAAAATCGTCAAAGCGTTCGAAAACCAAAGCCAGCAGATCGATAAAATGTTTAACCAGATGCCGATAACCTTCGGGCAGTCGATGACCATACTGAAAAATACATTTCGGAATTGGTTTTCCACGTTAGGCCAGGCAAACGGCCCGCTGCAGAAAATTACTGAACAAGTCCTGCATTTAACGGCATTTATGCAGAGCGATGCAGGGCAACGGTTTTTTACCGGGCTAGCAAATGCAGTTGCGATAGCCGTAAGCTGGCTAGTTCAATTGGCTGAATGGGCTGAAAGGATATATAGTTTCTTCTCAGGTAATTGGTCGACGATTGGGCCGATTATAATGGGAATTGCGGCAACTATCGGCGCCTTAATAATTGCAATCAAAGGGGCCGCAATTGCACAAGGGATATTAAACGCTGTGATGAATGCCAATCCGTTTGTTCTGATCGCGACGCTAATCGTCGGGCTAATTGTTTATCTCGTTCGTCTCTGGCGAACCAATGACCAGTTCGCGGCTGGACTTATGCGAGCCTGGAACGAAATATTGAACTTTTTCGATCAGGTCCCCATCTTCTTCCAAAAGGTGGGAAACGGAATTATTGACAACTTCGAATGGATGAAAGTTCAGTCCTTGAAAGCTTTTGATAATCTAGCAAATGGCATAATCAATTCGATTAACTGGATTTTAAAACAGTCGAATCAATTCCTCGGCACCAGCTTTGAGATGATTGGACATGTCGAATTTTCAGCAAAAGCCGCGGCCGAAGCTGAGGCCATTAAGCAGGCAGGGGCGGAGAGAGTGGCCAAAATGCAGATGAACGCGGAGCAAAAGGCGGCTGCGCGCGAACAGAAGGTAATTGATTTTCTAGATTCCCGGGCCACTAAACGAGCTGAACAGGAAGCGAAGCAACAGAGCCAATCGAAGGTGTTCAGCGGAACATCACTTTTTTCTCCAACAGGTGCACCCAACATCAACAAAGTCAACGAGGTCGGCAAAATCCGGGACAAGGTCGACATATCCAGCGAAGACCTTCAGATGCTGCGCGAGCTGGCCGAGATGAAGAACATCCAGAATTTCGTGACGCTGCAGCCGCAGCTCACCTTCGGGGACACGCACGTCCGGCAAGACGGCCGTTCGGTGGACGAGATCATCGCCAACATTCGGGACCGGTTGAATGAAGAAATCGTGTCGTCCGCCCGGGGGGTGTACGGAGGATGAGTTACGGCGTCTGGCTGAGCTGGAACAACCAGGAGGAAGGCTTCGATCTGCCGGTCCTCCCCGGCGAAATCGGCGCGTCCGTCGGCGGGGACGGTTCCGGGCATGACGTGGTCGGGATGGGGAAAATCAACGTGATCAAGGACCGCGAACTCGCCGAGTACACGATCGAGAGCATTTTCCCGGCGCAGCGGTATCCTTATGTCACTGCGGCGGAGTTGCTGGAGCCCCGCCAATACATCGACTACATCATGCGTTGGTGGGAGACGAAACGCCCGATCCGGCTTACAGCGGTGACAGCCACGATGGAAGTCAACACCCCAGCCAGCATCGAATCGTTCGAATGGAAGGAAAAAGCCGGAGCGCCCGGCGACATCGAGTTTTCGCTGAAGCTGAAAGAGTATCGGTTTTACGCCGCGCAGCGTGTGCAGCCGGCGGCTTCGCCGTCCGGAGGGGCTGTCCGGATTTCCAAGGCGCCGCCGAAGCGCGCGGACGATCGCGTGCCGCCCAAGACGTATACGCTCGCCGCGGGGGACACGCTTTGGGCCGTGGCGCAGAAGGCGCTCGGCGACGGTTCCCGGTGGCGCGAGATTCAAAAACTCAACGGCCTGAGCGATGCGCAGCTGAAAAAACTGCCGGTCGGCATGAAATTGAAGCTTCCGGCGGCTGGGGGCGGCGCCATTGCTTGAAGTCCTGATCGACAACAAAAACGGCCGCGTCTGGGACGTCTCACAAATCGTTGAGAACGTGACCTGGACGACGACCCGCATCGGCAAGCCGGCGTCGCTGGAATTTACGCTGGTGAACAACGGCATTTATCAGGATCCGATGTTTACGGTGAACAACGGCGACGTTGTGAGGGTTCGGAAGGATGACGTCAATGTCTTCTACGGCTACGTTTTCAAGATCGGAAGCAACCAAGAGCGCGAGATCAGCGTAACCGCCTATGACCAGGTCCGGTACCTGTTGAACAAGGACACCTACAAGTTCAAAAACGTAGAGACCGGCGACATTATCAAGCAGATTGCCAAGGATTTTCAGCTGAAAGTCGGACGCATCGACAGTACCGGGTACAAAATCCCGTTGATGATCGAGGACGGCCAGACACTGCTCGATATCATCGAGAAGGCCAACACACTGACGCTCTACAACGCCAACCAGTTCTTCGTCTTCTTCGATGACTTCGGCGCCTTGTCGCTCCGCCGTGTCAGCGCCTTCCAAGCGGATTTCTACATCGGCGACGAAAGCCTGATGACGGGGTTCGATTACAGCGCGGACATCGACAGTGACACGTACAACCAGATCAAGCTGTATCGGGACAATCAAAAGACCGGCAAGCGCGACGTTTACGAGGCCCGCGACAGCGCCAACATCGCCCGGTGGGGCGTACTGCAGTATTACGAGAGCGTGGACGAGAACATGAACGCCGCGCAAATCAACGAGCGGCTCACGCAGCTCGCCACGCTTAAGAACCGAGAGCAGCGCGCGCTGAAACTGAGTGCTGTCGGAGATATCCGGGTTCGCGCGGGGATGTATTTGCCGATTCGTGTCGACTCTTTGGGTATCAATCAGCGCATGATGGTCGACGAGGTGACCCACCGGTTCGACGGCGCTGACCATACGATGTCCATTACATTGAAGGTGATATGAGATGCTGGATGCGATTCGCAAAGCCGCGATGACCGCCGTAGAGGCGTCAAATCCGGTCGCGGTCGTGTTCGGGACGGTCACAAGTGCGGATCCGCTCGAGGTAAACGTGGACCAACGGTTTACACTCGATGCGGATTTTTTGGTCGTGCCGGAATCGCTGACGCGGCTCGAACTTGACTTGAAGCACCATCATACCTACGGCGACGGCACGACAGGGGATGCGCTGACGGAGCCTGTCGTCGTTCGTCCGGGGCTGCAGGCCGGCGACCGGGTCGTGCTGCTCCGGCTTCAGGGCGGGCAGCGATATTTGATTTTGGACAAGGTGGTGGAGACATGATCCCGACAGGCGGAAGCATCAGCCCGGAGAATACCGATGTGGTCGTGCAGCCATCTCGCACGTGGTCGCTCGACTTCACCCGCGGCCGCGTGGCGGGAACGATCGATGGGCTCGATGCGGTACGGCAGGCGGTGACCAAGATAACGCAGACCGAGCGGTTCCGGCATTTGATCTACGACGCGGATTACGGCATTGAACTGGACGGCCTGATCGGCCGGGATCCGGCATTCGTTCAATCGGAGCTACGCCGGCGGATCACCGAAGCGCTGACACAGGACGATCGGATCGACAGCGTGAAGGACTTTCAAATCGACATCGCCGGGGATTCCGCCACGGTTCGGTTCACGGTCGTGTCGTCGTTTGGATCTTTTGAGCAGGAGGTGACGGCGCGTGTATGAGGCGCAGACCTACGAGGCGATCTTGCAGCGCATGCTGGACCGGGTGCCGGACGACATCGACAAGCGGCCGGGGTCGGTCATCTATGATGCCTTGGCGCCGGCGGCCGCCGAGCTCGCCCAGTTGTATGCAGAGCTCGACATCAACTACAACCTGTCATTCGCCGACACCGCGAGCGGCGAATACTTGAGCAGGCGGACCGCCGAGTTCGGGGTCGTCCGGCGGCCGGCCACCAAAGCCCAGCGGGAAGGGCGGTTTTACGGCGTTGGGGACGCTCCGCTCGACATCCCGCTCGGCAGCCGGTTTTCGATCGAAGGTGTGAACTACGCCGCCGTCAGCAAGATCAGCACCGGCGTCTACAACATGGAATGCGAGACGGCCGGAACTGTCGGAAATTCATATTTCGGCGCGCTGCTGCCGATCAATTACGTCCCGGGACTCTCCCGGGCGGAGCTCGGCGCGGTGCTTGTGCCGGGGGAAGACGAGGAAGACGACGAAACGTTGCGGAAGCGGTTTTACGAGGAGATCAGCCGGCCGGCTTTCGGCGGGAACGTGGCCGATTACAAGCAGAAGGTGGGCGCCATAGACGGCGTCGGCGGGGTCAAGGTGTTTCCGGTCTGGAACGGCGGCGGCACGGTCAAGTGCACGATCATCGCTTCCGACTGGAGCGCGCCGTCTGCGCAGCTGGTGGACGAGGTGCAGAACATCATCGATCCGCCGACCAGCAGCGGGCAGGGACTCGGAACAGCGCCGATCGGCCATCAGGTGACGATCGCCGGCGTGCAATCGGTGTCCATCGACGTGATCACGACCGTGACGCTGGCGGACGGCGTGACGGTCGGCCAGGTGCAAGGGCCGATTGAAGAAGCGATCGGGGCGTACTTGCTTGGCCTCCGGAAAGACTGGGCTGGTCAGTCGCAGCTTGTCGTCCGGGTGGCGCTGATCGAGGCCGCCATCTTGGCGGTGCCCGGCGTCATCGACGTGGCCGGGACGACGCTGAACGGCAGCGCGGCGAACGTTGCGCTGGGGCCGGAAGAGATTCCGGCGCTGGGGACGGTGACGATCGATGTCTGATCGCATCATGCCTTATCTGCCGGACTACTACCGGGAGATCAAAGACTTTACCGACTTGGCCGGGACCGAGACCATTGAGCTGGACAGCCTGGAAGCGGCAGTTCAGCGGCTTTTCGACGATCAATTTGTCATGACTGCCAGCGCTGACGCCGTAAAGCGCCGGGAGCAAATGCTCGGCATTCAGGCGGACCCGGCGACGGAGTCGCTCGATTTCCGGCGCAAGCGGCTCATCAACCGGTATTCGACAAAACCGCCGTTCACTGTTCGCTACCTGCAGCAGCAACTGGACTCCCTGGTCGGCCCGGGTTTGGCGATTGTGTCGGTCGACGTGCAGCAGTTCATTTTGTACGTGACGGCCAACATCGAAAACGCGAACGTGTTCAAGGAAGTCCAGTTCACCGTCGAGACGATCAAGCCGGCCAATCTGATCTACCAGCAGAACACGGCTCTGGGCGACACAGTCGAGCTGGAAGAACGCGTATCGATGCGCACGTTGACCTGGGAAACGCGGCTAGGCTCGTGGCAGCTCGGCGCCGTTCCTTTTGCCAGCGTCGGTCCGGAGGTGATTGTGAAGTGATAACGGCTGAATTTCTTCACGAAGTTGCCGAGTTCACGAATACGAAGGTCGCCAAGGTCGTCCTCAACGGTGCGTATGAGATCACGACGTTCCAAGTCAAAGAGGTCACCGACAACGTGCTGGCGCTGAACTACATCGTTCCGGCCGCGGAAGTGTCCCTCATTACGACGATCGAGCTGAAGGACGCCGCGGGGGCGACGATCAGCTACAACGACGTGTACGTTCCGGTTACCTCGGACACCTTGCTTGTGCAGACGATTACCATCAAGGAGGCTTCGTAACATGGCGAAAACAGACTGGCAATTGGGTGACGTGGTTCAGCCCTCCGACATGAACCAGATGGGCCAGGAGATCAATGACAACGCTGCAGCGGTGGAGGAGCTGCGCGACGAGGTCCGGCAGGCGCAGATCAACCTCAAACGAACGCTGTCCATGGGAGGGATGCTCTAATGGCGCAAGGAGACCGCACGCCGAAAAAATTCGGCCAGACCGCGCTCAACACCACGCCGGTTACCGTCGTCACAGGCGAATCCGGGAGGCGCAAGGAGCTGCTCAAAATCTTCATTGCCAACACCAGTTCCAGCACGCGCAAGGTGACGCTGTACGCCTACGGCACCGCCGCGGCGAACACGCTCGTCCAGCAGCTCCAGCTTGACCCGTTCGCATCGACACTGCTGACCGACACCGGCATCGTGCTGCTTTCCGGAGAGACGTTCAGCGCCAAGCAGGACGCCGGGACGGACGTCACGATCACCGTTCTCGGGATTGAGGAGGAACTATGAGAAACGCGGCGATGAATCGGAATTTCGGGACTGTTGGCGGGCTGTCGCTCATGGGGCTGGATGTCGGGGCGGGAATCAACACCGACGACGCGACGGCAGCGGCAGCTGATATTCTTTCTGGTAGGATCGCGTATGCAAAGGGAAAGAAAATCACAGGAACAATGCCTAACCGTGCAGGGGAAACGCCTGCGTTGTTCTCTAAAGTATCAGGGACAACTCTCAAGCTTCTAGCTTCCCAAGGGTACCGGGACGGTGTCGATGATTATGTCACAATCACTGACCCGAATTTTCTATCCAAGTATATTCGTAACGGTATCTCGCTGTTTGGTTTAGTTGGTTCGTCTGGGGTAAATCCAGTCGGTAACAATCAAGTGTTTTCTTACTATAATGGTGCGACTACTCTTTCAACCGTTTATGTTAAACTTTTATCGTTTACGATTAATGTCCCTGGTACTTATCGTATTAGATTTACTTTAGCCTCCGGTTCTGATGGAACACCTGTATTCGCAAGAATATATAAAAATGGTATCCCTTATGGCACCGAAAGAACTACTACACAGCCTCCTACCGGTGTTCCTTTCGTAGAGGATTTATTCTTCGAATCAAATGACACATGTGAATTTTGGGCAAAGACTTCAAACGCATCATACACGGCACAAATTTTAAATATATCGTTCATGATTGGCTCTCCGGTCACCATAACGCCTTAATGGAGGGGTAATGACCTGATCTTGGGAGGTGGTGCGTGATGGCCGCATACATGGCACAGCGGATCATTGACGGGGCGTATGACTATGCATTCGTCATCGCGCGCCGGCCAGATCTGCAGGACGGCATTGACGCTTACATGATCGAGCATGACCGCCAAGATTTGATTCAGGGCTCCGCATAAGCGGGGCCTTTACATTTGGGGGTGGTTACGTGGAGGAAGAAGCCATCAAATATTTCCTCACGCAAGGGCCATTCGCGGCTCTTTTTGTATGGCTGCTCATCTATGTGATGCGGA